ATTTGATTTAATTGATACCTGCTAGTTTACGCATTCTCGCGGTAAAAGGATCAGCCTTTGGCTCTTCCTTACGAGATGCACGGATAATGGAAGTTGGACGGGTGATAGCTTCGCTTAGTGATTTTGGTCCTCTCTTGGGAGTGGACGACACTGTGCTTTGAAGTGTCTCGTGGATTGTCTTTGCTTCCTCAACCGAACCAGCTTTAGAAATCGCTTCGACAATTGTTTTCTTTTGTCGCTCATTCAGGGAGGTATTTCCTAGCGTGCGGTTGGTGTAAAGGAGTCGTGCATTACTAAGATTTACATCCTGCACATTCTCCTTAAGTGAATCAACTACCTGTTGGTAGTTGACCAAATTCTTTTTAAGTTTCTTGTTCTCGAATACTAGCTCTTCTTGAGCCTTCTTAAGTGCTTCGAGTTCTTCTGCAACTTCGGTGCTGCGGCGGTGTGCCATCTCTAGCTCCATCTGGTGTTTGGTGTCCTCGGAGGAACGACCAGCCCAACCAGAGAGCGAGGCACCCATATCTACGGTAAGTTTTTCTACAATTGCATCGAGGAGACCATCGGAGATTTCTTTGTAAAGGTCACCGTCATCTTCTTCGCCCTCTTCTACAACATCTTCGTCTTCTTCTGCTTCTTCAAGCGTGTCGTCTTCATCTTCAGCAGGGTCAGAGAGCATTGCTTCTACCATTTCCATAATGGAATCTTCATCAAGATCCACTTCTTCTTCCATGGGCTCGTCTTCCTCTTCAGCCTCTTCAAGAGTTTCTTCTTCTTGTTCTTCTTCGACACCTTCGCGAAGCTGCTGGAGTGCCTCTGCAAGTTCTTTAAAGTCAATCGTAACTTCGGCGTCGTCACCTTCGTTTACACCATTGAGTTCAGCGGAATCTTCGGTGAAAGCATCTGGGACACCTTCAGCAATTTCGTCTGCTTCTACTTCCTCTTCCATTGTGGCTGCGGCGTCGGGCGAAGGTGCCCCCGCGCCAAGATCAACACCCCCATCATCACCACCAAAAAGAGCTTCAAGTTCATCTTGTTCTAATAGTTGAGTGAGTGTTGACTTAACTTCCTCGGAATACTTATCAATGATTGTTGCTTCTGCGTTCCTGAGTGCAGCCTCCTTTAAGGCTTTCGCGTCAACAATCGCCTGCTCTAATAGTGAAGACATATACTAAAACTCCCATAAAATAGTTTTTCATTTTAAATAGTGTGTAATTGAAGTAAAAGCAGAAGTTTGTTAATGTGAGTTCAAGGCATCTAAAATTAATCTTGCTAAGGTTCTACAAGTCGTTACATCAGGTGAGTTAAAATCGTCAGGATCATAAGCAAGCAAAAGTGCATTAACTTCATCGCTAGAGATACATAATTCTAATTTGACGCCATCAATTTCAAAGCCTTCATAAACCTTTATCATCGTTTCCACTTGATCTATATGTTTCATGTTTTTTAATCCTTGATTTAAGTATCCAATCTTATAACTAAAAATTGAATTTTTTGTTTATGCTCTGCGTCTTCTAAGGCTGAATAACTATTTTGTCTTGCGCCTAAGCCAACTTGTAAATAAAGAGGAACTGAAGCAGATATTGTAGAGAGGTTAGAGCTTACTTTGTTTTCTATATTGCTAAAGGTTGCAATTCCAGCACCGCGTTTACTATTCCAGGCTTGAGTCATTTGCACAATACTAGAAGTTAAAACATTTGATACAGTGCCACCACCAGCCATTTTCAGTATGGCGTCATACTCGTGTTTTGTACCCGTGCTTGAGCTATCAGACTCGTTGGTTACAGAAAGATAATGAAAACATTGTCTCGTTTGCCCAACTGAGCCAGTTCCATACGGATTAATAGAATTACCAACAGCAAATCCAAAAGGAGATGGGTTTGAAGAAGAGAGAGGTTGTGTTGTAGTAATAAAAATAAACTGATCACTAGTATTTATCTGCGTGCCTTTAGAATCAACCAAGGGCTTGAACCAGCGGGCACTATTGTAAGCATTGTTACTTAATTGCGCAATAGTTCCAGCAGATATCGCATTCAAAGTAAGCTTGTTGGCGTTATCTTCAAAAGCAATAGATTTAACGTTGCTATTTATATCTATTAATGTCCAAGAGCCATCAGTTAAATCAATGAGATTCATTTCTAAATCGGCTAAATCTTTATCTGGCTGTAGTACCCAAGTTCCATTATCATCTATTAGATCAGGCATTAACTTGTACTCACTATATAGAAACTTTTTACGCCATCAGAGGCAATTGTAATCGCGCCGTACCCAGCTTGTATTTTTACTATACCCTGTCCGTCAATTCTGTCACCTGTATGGTGTAAACTGGCACTAATTACAATGTGATTTGAGCCAGAACAACTACCACTTACGTCTTTGAAAGTGAATCTTTGCCCGGAACCATAGCTACTAGCTGCTGCTAAAGAAGCTGTTATCGCTGAGCCTGTTGTAACAATCCCCATCAAATCATGGTTTGTGGCTACAGCGTAGTTGGCTGTAAAACTATTATAAACACTGGTAGCTAAACCAGTTAGGTTGGCGCCGTTCCCATAGAAAGCAGATGCCGAAATATTTGATGATCCACTCAGTCCAGTTACGGAGATAACTTTACTTGTACTGTTGAAAGTAAATGTAGAGTCACCAGCAAAATCCCCGGAGCTGTTAAACTGAACTTGCGTGTCTGAGCCTGCTGCGCCGCCAAAACTTAAACTATTTTGCATGTATGTTTGAAGTTGGGTGACTGTTGATTTCTTGAGATTGTTGGAGTCATCAACATCTGCAACTAAAAACTCGTCGCCACTCGCTAAGGCACCAATGGCGGTGCCCCTATTTGGATCTACTCTTATTCCACTTCCGCCTACCCTCAAGCCACTAGTACCGCCAGCACCATTGATAGAGATTCCAGCACCTGCGACTGTTATACTTGAATCAGAAGCGGACACAGCGAGTGTTGTAGAATTGTTGTGTAAGCCATTTCCTATGTTTATGTTTGCAGCGGATATTTGACCAGTGATTGATGCCCCTGGCAAGTTAGTTAAGCCAACAGCCGAACCATAAAAGCCTGAGCCGGATATATTTATTGAAGATGATATATTGCCTGTAACAGCCAACGCAGTTCCATCATAAGTTAAGCCGGTGCTTGCTGTAAGTTTATTAGAGCCACTAAAAATTGCAACTCTATCTTCGCCTGCGCCGTAAAGTGTGGTAATAGGTGATGAAACAATAGGCTGCCCACTCACAGAGTCGAAAAACCCACTTGATGTTATAACAGTGGAAAATGTTTTTATTCCTGCAATAGTCTGATTACTGTAATCATCAACCATACTCTCGATTGAGCCACTATCTGAGTTGATAAATTGTACGTTGCCTTTTAGGACATTATAAGCCATATAAGAAAACCTCTTTATTTTATATTCTCAGTAAATAGTCGCAAGAAAAAAGGATGCCCCCACAGAGGGAGGCACCCAGGATAAATCTGATAATTAATATCAGAAGTTTAGCCTATACGAGTCTCCAGTCGTTAGAAGCAACGTAGACCATGCTGACAGCACCGTAAGGTGATTCGATGGTAACAGAAGTTTCGCCATCGATGGTCTGTGAGCCAGCCTTGTTGATGATAATAACAGCGCTGGAAAGACCTTTAGCCTTTGCAACAACAGTATCACCAATTGCAGGTGAAGCAGGAAGAGTAACAGTAGCGTTGGAACTAAGGTCTGCGAAGTAGTTTAAACCAGTAGCAAGAGTCCCACCATCAGCCTTAGCAGCGACATCAAGTCTAGCGCTTAGGACACCAGAAGCAGCGGAAAGACCAGGACCAGCCATGAAGGTAGCGATGTCATCAATGCTTTCTTTCTTGGTGCTATCATCAGTTGCGTCTTGGAAGACGAACTTGTCGCCAGAAGCAACAGCAGCATCAGAAAGTTCTGAGGAATCAAGAGCAAGAACGCCAGAAGCAGCAGAAAGACCAACACCAGCAAGACCAGTGGCAACGTCATCGTTCATCATAGCATCAGTGACCTTGGTAGCACCAATTGAAAGAACGCCAGCAGCCAAGGTAGCATCACCACTCATTGAGACGTATGCTAGATCAGTGCCATCAGACTGAAGGAACTGGTGAGCAGAGCCAACTGAAAGAGCCTGTGGGTCACCGGAAGCATCACCTGAGATGATGGAGCCGCGAGCGATTCCAGCCATCTTGGCGAGAGTAACGCCATTATCCTTCAAGCGAAGAGCATCAGAGTTAAGCTCGATACCAGCGTCGTCCACGCCAATTGCAAGAACGCCAGAAGCAGCAGCAAGACCGTCACCAGCCATTGCGGTAGCAAGGTCGGCAAAGCTTTCTTTCTTGGTGACACTATCATCAGCATCAACAAACACGAAGTGGTCAGCACCAACAGCAACAGCGCCGGCACCCATCTCATTGAGATCTACTTCGAGAGCAGTAACAGAGTTAATACTACCAAGGTATTTTAGACCATCGCCAGCGATTGAGCCACTAATACCAATCTTGTCACCGGAACGAATAACAGAACCAGTAACGCGGACCTCAAGAACACCAGCATCAGCCTTAAGTCCAATACCAGCAATAGCGGTAGCGTAGTCAGCAAAGCTTTCTTTTCTGGAGCCATTTGAATCGTTAGCATCGATAAGAGCAAAGCTATCGTTAGCAACGTCAATAGCGGCAGCAGAAAGCTCGTTAAGGTCAATAGCTACAACACCAGAAGCAGCAGAAAGACCGTTGCCAGCAAGACCAGTGGCAACATCATCATTCATCATAGCATCAGTCACCTTAGTAGCGCCAATTGAAAGAACACCGGCAGCTAAGGTAGCATCGCCACTCATTGAAACATATGCTAAATCAGTACCATCAGACTGAAGGAACTGGTGAGCTGAGCCAACTGAAAGAGCCTGTGGATCGCCTGAAGCATCGCCTGAGATAATAGAGCCACGGGCGATGCCTGCCATCTTAGCAAGGGTGACACCATTGTCTTTAAGACGAAGGGCGTCAGAGTTAAGCTCGATGCCGGTGTCATCAACGCCAACAGCAAGAACACCGGATGAAGCAGCAAGACCGTCACCAGCGATTGCGGTAGCATAGTCAGCCATGCTTTCGCGCTTCATAGCACCATCAGCATCTTGAAAATAAAAGCTGTCATCAGCAACAGTAGCAGCAGTGTCAGCAACAGTGGGTTTAAAACCACCAGCCGCCTCTACTAGTTCTTCGAATTTAGTAGAACCACTAAGAATAGCGGAACCTAATTGAAATTTATAAGCCATTTAAAAAATCCTCCTACGGAAAAATGGATAATGCACTAGTTCAAAAGTACCAGTGTCATTACGCTCTTAAATAGTATAAATTAAGTCAAGTAATAAAAAACTTTGACGTGCCGTCCGTATAAACGGTCAAAGATGCATGAGGAGATTCTAAAACTAATTGATTTTGGTTGTCGATTTTTTGAGAACCAGAGGGCTTTATGAGAATGCTGTATTGATGGGCACTCCCACCTTCGTCTTTAAAAACAAATGTCTGCCCTGATTTTAAAGTTTCTGCTGCTGGAAGACTCGCTGTTATAGCTGTGCTTGGCGTGGCAGTGTCAATACCAACATAATAATCTGAGGCTAACACAGAGTAATTTGCCACAACAGCGACCCTATTTAGAATAAGTCCAGTTTTAATTTTTGTGCTTTTGTTCTCGACATCAACGGCAAACAGATCAGTGCTAGACGAGAACACAGAAAGAGATCCTGTGAAATGGTGTGTATCATTGTTTGAGTTTCCGAGAGCACTAGAGCCTGATTGATTGATCTCTATAAGGCTTGTCTGGATAATGTCAAAGCCATGTGCCTCTATATTGCCAGAGACAACCATGTTACCAGTTAAAAATAGTGTATTTCCGACAAGGGTTACGTGTTCAGAACCGCTGATATCACCTGGGCTTGAGTGAAATTGAAGAGAGTTAACTGGACCCTGAGCGATTGCGTAGTCAGGTCCACCAGCGGACGATGTGAGTATAACGTTGTTGTTAGAATCTAGAGCAAGAAACGAAGAGGTGGTTGCTTGCCCTGCTGACAACGACGTTAATTGCATAGTTGATGCTGTGACTTGTCCAACTACTAACAACCGAGAACCATTAAATCTTAAGTTCGGTTCTCCAACCAAACTATCATTGTTTGCCCCAACTGTCAAAACATAATCAGTTGTACCGTTAGCCACAACTCTGGCTACGTTCTCAAGGTATTGTCCGTTGCCGTGAAACTCACCAACGATTGCGTTAGTGTGTTCTCCACCATTAGAAGATGGCTGGAACACAACAGATTCGTTTGCGACAACTGTACCAGAGAGAAGGTTATAAGCCATTAGATAACCCCCTCGTTAGAATACGAACCAGTTGGCACCGTTAGAATAAAGTGAAATTGCCGGGTTTGAGCCAGTGAGGACGTATGCTCCATTGTTGTCTATAGTGTTTGGAGCAGACGCAGAAATAGTTACCGAACTTGCGCCCCTTGAAGAGTTTTCGTCTTTGAGAACTAAGATAGCACCTGAGTTGTGTACTGACGCAGAATGTAATCTAAACTCTAAATTGCCGCTTCCGCCGAAGCCGATGATATAATCACCAGTTGAAGACGTTAAGCCAGATGAGGCAACGGTCCTGTAAGTATGTCTCATGCCAAGAGTGATTGATTGACTCAGAGAAGGGACAACTTGAAATGTTGAAGGCTCGGATGCTTTACCTACGAACAAGCTTCCTGTTATTTGATGAGTGTCATCGCTACTATTACCAAAAATTGTAGAACCGGAAATAGTATCGGTTTGATTTACAACAAAAGAGCTAGCACTAATAGTGCCAGAAACCAGCAACGTACCTGTGATATAAAGGGTATTACTGGAGGTGTTGTAAATTAGATTCTGTGAGCCACTTAGCCCACTTGAAGTTGATAAAAACTGAAGTGAACCGGTAGGTCCAGCAATTGTAATTGTTTCTTCTTCTGTACAATTAACGTATGCCCATCTAAATTGAGCCATTATAAAACTCCTTTAGAATGTGCTGCAAGCAGCCCGCACTACGGTTGGTGTAGAGGTTGTGACAAAAGCCACCCTATCAACACCTGCTATGTCGAAAGTGTATTGTTTTACGCCGCCGGAGCCACCCGTTGTAGCTTTCATCGCTTCATACCCAGCGTCATGAGTCTCTTTAATCATCAGGACAGACCACTGGGCAAACGCATAATTATATCCATATATCTCAACAACTTTACTATTGCCACCCCCAACCAAAACGTGCAAAAATCTTTGGTTTTCAGTTATATAACCATTTTCACCAGCGTTCGTGCCTGCAAGGGTATCACTCAAATTACCTGAAGTAACAGCGGTAACAGCGACGGCTGTTTGCCGTGAAGCTGGCACATCTTCTACCATTTGTTTTGGTCTTCTAGTACGACCCCAGCTTGTAGCTCTATAAATCGACATAAGAATCCTCCGTATTTACATAGTCGTAAATAAATAGTCTCAACTACTTCTTTCACGCTTGGATTGTAATGTCTTTTGTTTTTCTAGATCTCGGCGGTGTCTACGAATAGCAGCCTGCTTCTTGTGTCGTCTAACATCAGATGGCTTCTTGTAGTACCTTCTATCTCTTATCTGTTCGATGATCTTTTCTTTCTTGCATTTCTTTATGAACTTGCGGATCATCTTATCATGGTTACCTCTACATTGTCTTGCGGTAACCACAACATTCGCACCCTTACGTCTACTCATTATTAATCCTATTTAATTGCTTGCCAAATTTTGCCTGCATTTCCCATGATTGAACTTATGTCTACGCCTGCATCGTTGGGGTTGTCGCCTAGAACGCTTGGTGTATGTGATTCACCGGGAGTGCCTGTGTTTCTTAGGGGCTCTGTGCCCTCAAAAAGATCCACTCCGTTGTAAGCATCAGTGCCAATTGAGTCTAGTAGTTTTCTACGATGCTCTTGTAGTTTCTTGTTCGCCTCACGGGACTTGCGCTTCATTTGCAAGTCTTCATTAAATAGCTTATCGTTTCTTTTCTTTGGTCTATTCTCGACAATTGGCTGCTTGGCTAAGCCAGCAGTTACTTGTGAGACGACCTCTGTAAGCAAGCCTTCTTCTATAAGAACTTCTTGGATGCACTCTTTTACGACTGGCTTAATTAGTTTTTTGAGTTGTGTCTTGTTCAAAGTACCACCCTGTTTCCCTTTAAATGTTCAGCTATAACTTTTGTCAACAATGCTTCTATTAATGTAAAATCATCTTTATCTCTCAAAAACCCAAAAAGATAATTTAAAATTTGCGGATCTACTCTGGGAATTCTATTCGCTTGATTTATAAACGAAATGAGTTTTTTCTTTGATACAGGCATGTTGCCTTCAAGGGATTTTATTTGGGAATTCAAGCTTTTCCACTTTGCAAATGCTGATTCATAGTCGCCGACCTTAATGCCATCGGGGTGTGCCTTCTTAAGCTTATTTATTAATTTAGAAAATTTACTTCTTTCTTGCGCTTTTGCCGAAGCAGGTAAATTGTCCATAAGTTCATCTGCCAATTGTTTTAAACTTATCGTTTGATAAGATTTTTTTTGTTCTGGTTTGTCTACTGGGGGCGGCTGCGCTGCACTGGGAGCACTTTGCTGCTGATTTCCCCCTCTCGCTCCGTCTGCTTCTTCGTCATCTTCTTTTTCATCATCTTGTCTTGGTCCTGCTAGACTTTTTAAATAACTCGCCACTCTGCTAACGATGCTTTGTTCATCAAGAGCGACAGAAAGTTCTTCTGCAAGTATTATTTGTATTTCTTGCTTAGTTATCTTCATTTTTTAATACCTCGTTTAACAGTCTGTTAATGCGATCTGCTTTTGTAAATACTCTATTATTAAACTCTTTTGCTTCTCGCATCATAAAAGCATTTGGAGTTGAGGGCTCGGACACAAAGTCAAAGCAGATAAGTTGAAAGTCTTCCTGAACTACTACCTTGCCAGCACCTTCCGACACAGAACCCATACCGCGAGAAGAAATACCTAACTTAACGCCTGACTCTACGAGAGACTTAAGAACCTGCCCAGAAGGGGTGTTGAGAACTTTGACCTTGCCCATAACGGCTTTGTCTTCCATCCAGATATCTGTAACCATATGTGAAGCGTTCTTCAGGTTAATGACTGAATCATCGGGATGGTCTAATTCTCCAAGTGCTCTATTTTCTTTTACAAGCTTTTTGTAGTTCTGGACTTCTCGGGTCAAAACCTTGTAGGGATAAACGCGACCGTTGCCGTTTTGGACGTCTGCTTCCTGTAGTTTTCCAGAAAGCATCATGCCGCCATTAGAAACAAATCGCTTCTCATCTTCGGTAAGAAGGTCTTGGCACACACCGCCTTCACACAGTTCGTAGTATTCTCGTAGTAGTTTCATTTGTATTCCTTTATACGGGCGCTACCCGCGCGAGCTAAGAGCCTTTGCAACAAAGACGAACTGGCTGCAAGCCCCATTTCTTAGTAAGATAGTTGTTCATCACTCTTCTCCTTTTGACTCTTCTTCTTGTTCGTATATGTAATTATGCCTTACTTGAATTCCGTCATCTCCAAAGGTCATATTAAGAACATATGAAGTCGCAGATGAAAGACAGCCAAGCATAAAAGCATTAACCAAAGTTGGGTCAAACGTAAATAGTTCGGTCCAAGGAGAAAGTAAGACTAAAAACCAACCAACGTGGAAGCCCATGCACATAGGGCAATGAAAGACTTTGCCGTAGCCCCGGTAGGACTCCTTGTGAGGTCTTAGTTTTTTTATTATGGGCATGTCGCTATAGACTAAAATTTGTGTTAGTCCGTAGGCTATTAGGACGAATAAAGCAAGTTCCATGTAATCTCCTATATTGTGTACATGTAAGACATGGTATAAGAATCTCTGCCGTAACCCTTACGAATAGAACCCTGTTCGTCTCTCTGCGGAACCTCACCAAGCTCTGTAGAGTCGGTCTTGTCTGGGTTGGTGTATTCATCTTCAACGCCAGCAACCACAGCTTCAACATTGTCGTAGTATGGCTTTTCTTCTTTAATAAACTTTTCTATGCTCACGAGCGCAAATTTGGCTGCGTTGAGCTTCCCATCTGCTGCTTCTTGTAACTTTGCCTCCATCGCTCCGTAGAATGAGGCACCACGGATTGACTCAGGAATGACGATGCCTTTGCGTGCAAGATGATTGAACAGACGGTTTTGCGCGCCGTATGTGAAGTCGGTCATTGTTTGTTTGGGGAACGCAGTAACCTTTTTGTCTTTCCCAGAAAGCACTATATCAATGTCTCCGTGGTCAAAGATCATAAGATCACCACTTAGAGACTTACGAATGTTTAGTTCAAGAGTTACGGTAGGAGGTGGAGTCTTTGGCTTAATTATAACCTTGACCGGCTCCGGTACTGGGACTATTCTAACTGTTACTGCCATCGTCGTAGATTTCCTTTACAAGTTCTTGTGTTTTTAATATAGTGAACAGAGTTGTCTCTGTTAATATAATTTTGTTTGATAGAGCATCAAGGCGTTCCTTGACCAACTTTGTTTTATTGATCATTTCTTTATCAGCGGCAACCTCTTCTATCTCTGCTGCTTTCTCTAATGATTCTTTTAACCTGCCGAGTTCACGATTAAGGTAGATTTTTAATTCTATCTCTTCGTTTGAAAACGAAGAGATGTACTGGCTTAGTAAAGCTTTTTGTTCTCGCAGCAGGGTATCACCATACTTTTTATTAAACTTATTGGTAAAAGTTGCAAAAGTGATGCTGTCTATTGGCTCTAGTTTTGATACTTCAGTGTTGCCAGCCATCCCCTCAACAATCTTAGCTTCAAGCATCACTGATTGCTTGGGCGAATTCGTGTTGAACATCTTTGCGATGGTCGCGAGAGACTTATAGTTTGGAACAAAGTTGTTGAATGCCTGGGGGCTCAGTTCTCTGTTGATGTCTTTGATGACTTCAGTTTGTTGTTTGAACAACCCATCGGGGTCAATAAGGCGCTTGGCAGCTAGCGCAGCCTCCACAATTTTTTTGCTAGTGGTTTGGTCTATATTCTGATTTTCATACAGGGAGCGGTAGCATTCAAGGTCTTTCTTGAGCAGCGAGTCACCTGTGAAATGCTTACGGACAATAGAAACCACTTTAGCTTTTCTTTCTACATCACCCTTAATAATAGCAACAGTTGCTTCGCGAGCGAGTGCTTCAAATACAAATGCCGTATTTCTCTTTTTATTGTGTTTATTCTTCATTATTGTTCTCCATAACTTTGGTCTCTAGTGATTCAAGCAGGAACTTAACAGAGTTATCCATCTCAAGAAGAGCAAACTCTTCTTCCTGATCTCTTAGGTAAATAGGGTCTTGTTCTTCATAAATACCTCGGGACAGGGATCTTAACTCTGAGCCGCCAAGGTTGTTTGTTCTATAAGTGTTCATCTCGGGTGTCGCGATACTGGCATAGTTTCTTCTTCTGGCACCTGAAGGTCTTTTATCGACGGCTACTTTTTGGTATGATTTGCCTTTGGCACCTTTTGTTAAATACTTTTTTCCTGTTCTCGCACGTTTGCCAAGAGACTTAGCGACGCGAGGTGAATCGCGGGAGCCAGGAGGTGTCGCCAGAAGGGCGCTTTCTTCACCACCGTCTTCACCCCCGCCAAGATCTTCACCGCCTTCTTCACCGCCAAGGTCAAGCTCACTGGCGGCACCTTCACCGCCAAGGTCGAGACCACCCTCGCCTCCAAGGTCGAGACCGCCACCACCACTAGCCTCGGCAGCAGCTTCAGCAACTCCTTCAAGCTCAGTGTCGTGTTTACGATCGTAGAATTGTTCTCGTTGGTTACGAAGGAACTCTTCATGAGACATCCCAAAGATGTTGTCAGCAACCCACCGACGAGAGAAATAACCCTCAGTGGCAGAAGCAGCAATATCAAACTTGTTCTTCCAGTGCTCAAGCTCTTGGAGTTCAGCAATCTTACTTGGGTTATTAAGAGCAAGTTTGAAGTTTATAAGGTCTTCTCCTCTGTACCCAAGAGTGTAAAGGTGAATGATGCCAATCTTTTCCAACTCGTGAAGAATGGAACGCTGAAGTCGTTGGATAGTACGAGCAAAGCGAATGTCTTTTGTCGCAAGGGTGGTCTTATCTTCCTGCGCACCCTCCCCCATTGTAAGGTATGCCTGGGGAATCTTAATTCCTGAAAACATTTTATCGCGAAGATATTTGATATCGTCAATCGCGGTTGTATTCTGTCCCGCACCCAAGTTCTGTATATCGGTTACAGAACCGGCACGGACAGGAATGTAATAGTCCTCTTCGATGGAGAGTGGATTATAGCGGAGGTCAATGCGCCCAGTATCTTTATTAACAATCGTATGACGTTTTAGCTGGGTGACAATCTTCTGCATGTATTGTTCAACTTCCTGCGGAGGAATGGCACCAACATCAATTTTAAATACCTTTCTCTCGGACGAACGAACAATGCGATAAGCCATCATTGCATCTTCCATTAGGGTAAGCTGCCGCCAAATACGCCGGACTGGTTCAAGAACGGAAGTCCCGTATGGAGAGTATTTATCGTTACCAAGAATGCGGAAGTGGGCAATTTGCCAGTTCTCAAATGTCATGCCTGCGGAGTTCCATTGATATTGGACATAATTTGGATTTGTCGCATCAAGTCCCTCAAGTCTTTCCACTTCTTGCAGAGGTATAGCGATTGTGGATTGGACGCCCATTTCATCATCAATATCAAGATATAGAACAAAGTCTCCATACTTGCACATTGTGCGGCACCAGCCAAAAAGATTGTGTTCTATATTCATAACATTGTGATAAAGAATATTAAGAACAGCCTTGATTTCATCATTGCGACACTTGATATTAAGCATGGGAGAGAGAGCAGAAAATGTGGTCATCTCGTCTGCGTAGATGTCCAGAGCAGAAGCCAACTCGGGCATATATTCCATCTGGTCAAAGTCAATATAACGCTCGGACCTCTGTTGATTGGCAATTGCGTTTGCTGCTATGGTGTCAAGCGGATTATACTGCTCTTTCTTAAATTGCTGACCTGACGCCGATTTGAACCTTGTAGAATACTTATCAAGATGCTGTCTGCGTATTTTTCGACCCGACTCAGACCGGTAACTGATAATCGGACCAGAGAACAGCCGAGTAAGAGCACGGAATAGTTGAGATTCTCTATTTGCTGGGTTTTTGCCTTGCTTTACGTTTCTGGGTGCCATTAAATTCTCACTTAATTATCCACATATATTGGGAGTATAGATTTCTTGCTTCGTTCATTTTACTAGTTTGATCTTCGCCCGTGTAGCCAATTTGTCCTTTTATCTGTGTACTAAGAGTTGTTCTGGAAGTCATTATTGAGTCAACGAACGCTTTTTGGTAGTTTAAGTCTCGGGCGCTTGTCTGGAGGGCGGTGTCTCTAACCCAGCAGCAAATCGCAAGAGCCATCACTAAGTCATCGTTATAACCTCTCATAGCTTGTGGCTTTCCGTTGTACCAAATAAAAGTGCGAAACTCATTTGCCAAACGCGAAGAATATGTCTTAACTAGTTTGTTTCGAACAAACTCTTCTAACTTTGCGACAATCAAAGGTCTGGTCTTGCTTGTAGTTGAAAAGCCAGCGATAGCACCTGTGCGGTGCTCGCCTAAATGCTGGTCAATGTACTCGTGTGTGGATTTGATCGAGTAATACAAATTTGGATAAGCATACTCTACAAGCTTATCGATAACAGTGTAGCCAATAGAGTTGTTTTCTACAACCAACATACAGTTGCCGTATTCCCTGCCAACTTGATTCAACATATTCGCATAGAGATCTGGCGTTGGTTTACCCATATATTCGCCCACAATCTCCATTGTTTCAAGTTTGAGAATATGGAATGTAGAGCTATCAGCACCATCACCTCTTGCTACATCTGCTGCAAGCAGATAATTACAACTTGGGTCGTATTCCTCCCAAATCCAAAAGTTTCTGTCGAAGCCTGTTTTGTGTTTTGGTTCTTGGATGTTGGACATAATCCACTCCATGTTGTCTGGGTCTATAACAGTCTCACCAGAAGTATTGAAGTTACATTCCAACTCCTGGGCAATTTGTCGGCGCGACATGTTTTTGGTTTCTTTCTTGAACCATTCTTCGTCCCTCTCAGGGTGAACATCCCACATAAGAGTTGTGAGATAAAAATTATTGTCGTTACTCTCAGCACCTATGCAGGTCTTATGAAACCAGTTGCCAACACCGTTTGGTGTAGAAATTGCGATGCAACGACCACCAGTTGATAGCGTTGGGTATAGACCAGTCCAAAGATCTTCAAGACCTTCAATGTGCGCAGCCTCGTCAAGAACAAGAAGAGACAGCGCCTCGGAACGACCGGCATCGCCAGAGGTAGAGGCTGCCTTAATTGAAGAACCATTTGACAACTCAAAAGACGTGCGGTTGTCAGTTGTAATGCTTGCTATCCTGATCCAGTCAGGAAGGTTCTTCATAATGTTTTTGACTTTTCGCACCAAGTTGCCTGCTGTCTCGAACTTGGTTGCCATAACAAGAATGGCTTTGTCACGGTGGAACAACATCATCCAAACAATGTAGCCAGCCGTAATTGTTGAGATACCTAACTGACGACCCTTATTGATAACATTGAAACGATAGTCGTTAAAGTCGTTTAATAATTGATCCTGATAATCATAGGTCTTAAACAACATAAGCCCGTGCATCGGGTGAGAAATGCGGGCATAGTTTTTTAGAAAGTAAGAGGGGTCTTTACCGCACTTAACGACTTCTTTGAGTATTTGCTTTTTCGTTAATCTTGGCATTCATTTTTCTTTATATACCACTTCTTGGGGTATACATGAGATCGCCCTGAATACGACGAATGAGATCCATAATTTCTTGGTCGCCTCCTGCTAGTGCTTCTACTTCTTCTGGAGACATTTGATCTAATTTTGAACGAGCGTTCATTCTTTGTAGAAGTATTTCGGCTGCGCTGCGAAGCCCAGTATCGCGTATGGGCTCGGTTGTACCCAATTCGTCTTCATCTGAAAAACCTTCAATTCCAGAACCCATCATTGTTTCAAGCTCTTCTTTGATAATTTGCTTTAATCTAACCTTTGTGATTTTCATTTCTTTTCTCCTGAATTTTTGGGTCTCTTGTCATTCTTTGGACGAGTACCAAGACCGCCTTGATCTAAAAACTTTTTCCAATCGGCAGCAAGCCTGTCTTCAGTTGCCTCACCAACGATGGCAACCTCTTCCATCCCGCCGACTTTATATTCCATAACGGCTGTAACCCAGGAGCGGACTCTTGAAGAGTTTTCGACACGAATGTCAATCTCTCCCTCTTTAGTGAGTTTAACAGTGGAGCCGGTAATCTTGCGTGCTTCTTTTTTAAGGAATTTTACAATCTCAGCCATCTGTGATTCGACATCAGACTCGAAACCGTTAGCATAAACTTCTTTGAGGGTGACCTCGGACATGTAAGAAAGGCGCATCATATTGCCATGGAACTTGACATTGAAGCCGTCCATTACTCGCTTATCGATAAGAGGGTCGCCTTCTTCTCTCTTTAAACCTGCTTTGATAGGTTCTCCATCTTCGGTCATTGCGCCGTCGTAGGCGTTTGCTGCGGCTTGTGATAAGCCCTGGACGATTTCGTAAACTGTAGCCATTATAATCTTCCTTTAAAATAAATAGTTGCTAATCTTGTTTGGGTCTCCACCCTTTTTGCCAGCGCTCCTCTCTTCCTTCTACCCATTTAATGTAGCATTTATAGCAACAGTCAAACTTTATGAGCGATACATCATCGCGTGTAGAATGCGAGAAGACACCACAAACAGGACAGCCTGTCTTGGATTCTCTATTAAGTAGTTTTCTTGAAACCTTTATTCCATTTACTTCTACTTTATCGTTGGCTTCATCGTTTTTCTTTTGTTTCTTGTAGAGATCTCGCATCTGCTCCAGATAAACTTTCTCTTTGTCCTCGTCCCATTCTGCTTTGGGATTCTGGATTGTCTCTTCTCCATACTTCTTAGCGATGGCTTGTTCTACTTTGACAATGTAGTCTGGGTCTTTGCTCATTTAGCCGCCTGCTGGATACCGTAGTAAGTGGCGCCGCCAAGGACAACACCGCCTGCGAACCAAAGCCACTTGCGGTGTGGTGCTTGCTTCTTAATGATTGCTTGCTGCTTCTCGATCACAAGGTCTTTTGACGCCACAATCTCGGCGTGTTGCTGGTCAAGCGTGGTTATGCGCGCTTCAAGCAGTTCCTTATTAAGTTTGTACTGAGAGGCTGCCTTATCAAGTTGAAACTCTACTTCAAGATCACACTTCAAATTGGTTTCTTCGTGCTTTGCTAATATTTCTGCGGCAGCAGGCACACTAAGCAAAACGCCCTCGAATGGGGCGGGCTGGTCTTCTGCGAGGACTGTGAAGTCTTCGGCGCTTGCGGTCGAGAGTAAAGCAAGCAATACTAGGCTATTCAACATATCTTAATCCGTAGGTCTCTTCAAAGCGCTGTATAATCAGAGCCTTGTCTTGTTTGAACTCTTTTATTATAACTTCTTTTTCTGCTCTCGTCAAGTCCTTTATCTCGGCTTGTCGTGCTTCGTATTCAAACTCCAACTCTTCTATCTCTATGCGATAGCGTTCAAGGGCTTCGTCACGCAGGCGTAACTCTTCGGTGTGGAGGGATTGTAAGGTGCTTATCTGATCCTTCAAAGACTGCTCGGTAATCTCGTGTGCTTTGATAATGTTGCGCACATCATACTGTGACTTGCCAAATACGACAAGAAGGAGAAGGACAAGTCCAATCTCCTTCCAGTGTTTTAAGCAGAATGCCAAAATCTTTTGCTTCACTCAAGTCCCTTAAGCTTTACAATAGCGTCAATTACAGACTGACCACCGAGATAAAGACCAGATATGATAACCCAGTCTGCTGATTCTAGTCCGCCCCAAGCCATAAGACCTGTAGCAGTAAGCCACACAAGTAGTTTGCGGGAAGTTAGTTTTTGTATACCTCTGTCGAGTAGTGCTTGTTTTTGTTCTTTACTCATCATTTGACACCCATAGCTTTTAGTTTTTCGTAAAGGGCGCCGATAATAACTGGTAAAGACATAACGCCGACGAGAGGTGCTAATTTCTTCGCTGCATCAATCATCAACTGCTGATTGGCTGGATCCATAATACCTTCAATACCTTCCTGCATCATATCATCGCCATCATCATCAAACTGCGAAAGTCTCGCTTCCTCGTACTCGTCGATTAATCCAATGCACTTTTGAAGAAGACGTTTAGCTGCTTCGCCGCCACCCGCGAGACTATAAGCCATGCCGATTATTTGGTCCGTCTGCTTCATTTCTTCTCTAGTGTCAGCACCGACCACGCCTTCGGGCGGTAGTTCAAAACTGTATTCATCATCCAACATAAAATCATTATCGTAATCATCATACATTTCTTTCATAATTTCTTCTTTGATTAGAGTTAATAGCTCTGATTTCTTTATTTTCATTTTTTATCCTTTGCGATCTTTGTCGCCGTTGCGTACATTACACTTTCGGCGTCATCGCCATAGCGCTTCTTGAAATCACTCTTTGATTTCTTTATGCCTTTAACTACTTTCTCTTTTTGTTTTTTCTCTGGTTCTGTCAATTTTCTTTCGTCTATTTCTTCTTTTTCCATCGCTTCCACTTGGGCGCGGACTTCTTCGCCAAACATCTCTCCTACTTCTTCGTTTGTGAGAACCACTTGAAGCTCTTCTTTGATGATCTGCCTCAGTCTGGCTTTCGTAATTTTCATTGTATTCTACTCAACTTAGCCTTAATGACACCGCCGTGGTCGGCTTTAAAATCTTGGATGCTTGCGCGAACAGACGCTTCATCAACCACCCCGGCGTACCAACCCTCAAATGTCTTAACGATTTCATATTTCTCAATAACTGTTTCGCTAATACCCTCGGATAAAAGTATTTCTTTTAGTAGCTCGCCTATTGGCTCAGCCGCTGGCTGCTCTACTTCCTCTACCACAACTGGAGTGGGCTCTTCTTTTACATGGATTTCTATAATGGGTTCTGGGGGAGCCTCACAGCACTCTGCCTCTTCGCAGCAATCATCGTCAGGACCGCATTCGGTCTCTTCGCAGCAATCTTCAGGGCAGCAGTCTTCTTCGACAAGTGCGGGTGCTTTCCCAAATAGGCTATTTAGCCAACTCCATAGTGTTTGTAGTAAATTCATTTTATTTTCCTTTCTCGATACCATTCATACTTAGTATCGCAATCAACCCAGGGACGTTTTTGCGAACATAAACCCCAGAGAAAAGTGTCTCGCAGCGACCGCCAACATAAGCAATCGCAGATTCAAGGTGTTTTGACACGCGCGGGTCGGCAACCATTTCTTCGCTTGCTACAAGAATAAGCGAGCCTGCTGCCGCCTTACCCTTGGGTGGAGGGCAAGCAGAGCGGTTCATACAGTTATGCATAATGGTTGTGCCGAGTTTGCCAGTGTTCGGGTCCTTGATCATTGTGGAGCCGATGAAGGCACGACCATCTTTACCAAAGCAAGTCTCCAAGTCCTTGGAGTCAAAAGATTGTATGGGGGAATCTTCGGTAGACAACTTGAGTATCTGCGCGAAGATCTTTGAGAACTGAGTATTGGCTACTGGATACATACCAAGCATACCGATACGACCGCGTAGGAGGCGCGTAGAGCGCTCGTTATCTACAACGATGTGCGGGTATGGCGTGACATCATTGAGCAGCGATAGGGCGTTACGGGCGATTGTGGGGTTAAGATTCTCCTGTGCTGTTGGCCAAGAAACAATGTAGACAACCTTGCCGCTTGCCTGAACAGATTGTAGGTAGCGCTCAAACACAGGCTGTAGAGCAACTACGGATGAACCTGTGCCACCGCCACCGCCTGCCATCACGAACAGCCAATCAACCTTGCCAAACTTAATGCGTAGGGCGTCTTCTACAATAGCGCCGTTCTGTGTTAGGACTTCCTTACCATAAGTGATGTTTTTACCAACCCCGTCAGAGTCAGGAATAAGAACGACGTGCTCTTCTTCTACATTCTTGGGAATGTCTTTGCCTGTGCTATTAACAAGCAGGGTCTTGTTGAAACCCAACTCGATCATAGCGTTTGCCATTTTGTTACCGCCGCCGCCAACACCAACAAAGCCCACGTTTATAGATGATGGAGTTGTGTTCTCAGGTAGCATATCTTCGTCAGAGTATTCCATCTGTAATCCGAAGTCCTCAACCATACCAAAGTCTTCCGCTTCTACTTCTTCGTGGAAGTGATCCTTTTCTTGGTTGAATGATGGGGGCGCTTCTGCTGGTGGCAGAAAGTCAAATTCGTTACTCATTGATTTACCTTTGCAAAACCTGCTTCTTTCTCAATCACAATCTGCATATCTACACAATCTTTGAGAGAATCAAGGTGAGAAATCAGTAAGACGTTCTTGAAATACACCTTAATTAGTTCCAAGATCCGAATAAATCCAGCCATGTTCTCTTCGTCCAAAGCAGTTCCAGGCTCGTCCAAGATGAACAGGTCGCTCTTGGGCAGAGAAGATACAGACAGCAGAGCAAGACGAATAGCCATAGCAGCCATCGTCTTCTCGGCACCTGATGCCATCTCAATAGGGCGAGCCTCGTGTTTAGAGTGCTTGATGAAAATATCAAACTTGTTACCGGATGTCTCAAAGAAAATCTCAAAGTCTACAACATTTGATAGGATCTTCCCAATCTCCTCGTTGATTACTGGTAGTTTTTGTTTGATGATATCATAACCAATTCCGTTTGGATGCATACATCGTAAGAAAAGATCATACGATGAATACTCCGATTGTATTGATTGGAACTCTACTTGTCTTTGTTTGAGGTCTTCGATTCGCTGTTCTTCTGAGCCGAGAGATTTATAAAGATCAATCTTCTCCTGGCTATTTGACTCAATTTGTTTCTCAATGGATTTCGATTCTTTGGCATATAACTTTTTCTCCTTTAGTAATTTTTCTAAGTTTTCGATTGCTTCCTTGTTGTCGTTATAAGAAGCCTCTTGCTGTGCCAACTCTTCTATCAAGGTATTATGCCTATCAAGAGCCGACCGCCTGCGTTCTATTTCTAACTGCAAGTCTTTGATTAGACTCTCAGTTTCAATTTGCTTTTTTTCAAGCTTTCGATACTTGCTAAGATGATCTCTCACAATCTCTGGATTTAGTTTGGAGAGTAGTTTCTCTAGTTCATCAATTTTGCTTTCCGTTTCTGGAATAACCGCTGTGGCTACGTGAGCATCACGGATGAACTTACAAGCAGGGTATGCAGTACCGCAAGGTATGTCTTCTAATAATTTCTTTTTTTCGGTTGCAACCTCTATCCGTTGTGTGTAAGATCGAAGTTCGTTTTCAGATTCTTCAATATTTATAAGGGAACTCGCAAGACTTTGATAGTCAAGCGTTTGTAGAAGATTATTGATCTTGGCGAGTCGTTCCCTTTCACTATGTAGTGTGTTACCCTCATCAACGATAGAATCAGACAAAGAAATTATTTTATTTTTTGTCTTCTTGATCTCCGACTGTACCTTGTGGATATCAATCACATCTGCTGGGATGCTGTCAATCTTCTGTGATAGTTCGAGCACATTGTCATTGGCGAACTTTAGTGTTGCTTCTATCTTAAGCTTTTTTGCATCAATCTCTAAAATGTGCTGCTTAAAAATATCAATTACTTCCTGTGCTTGTTCTATTTCTTTGTTATAATCTCGACCTTGTAATTTTTTCATCAAAATCTTGGATTCTTGTGAATCGTCTTTTGCTAGTTTAAACTTCTTGTCAAAAAACTGTAGGTCTAGAAACTTGGCTATAATCTCTTTACGTTTAGTTGAGCCCTCGTTAATAAATGATAGAGCACCATGCTGTGAAGACATAGAGGAGATTAGAAAATCTTCAATAGTCCCAAATTGCTTACGAATATTAGCATCCGTTTGGTTGCGTGTATTGCCGTTAAGAGATTTGGTCTCCTCTGTGACCGTGTTATACATCGAGAAATCAAGATGAGTTTTAGCCTCTATGCTAGTCTCCCCTTTTGATTTTTTTTCATACTTTTCTACCTTACGATGAATAGTAAAAACTTTTTCATTTACTGAAATTGTTACTTTACCTTCGCCGCAATTACGATTTTGATTTACAACATTCGCATTTTTGCGTTCATTCTTGCTTGTTGTGTTGAAAATTGTGAACAAGATAGCATCGATAATTGATGATTTGCCAGAAAAGTTTTTACCAAATATTCCAGTGATGCCGTTTATGTTTTTAAAATCTACAGAATTGTCTTTGCCATAGTTGAAAAGATTTGACCACTCGAATTTTTTCAACTTCCAATTGACGTTTCTACTGACATCTTCTTTTGATTCCACAGCTTGGTTATATTTTGCGTTTAGTCGATACACAGAAGAAAGGGCATCGGAGTTGATTTGAAAATCTTTCAAATACTCTGATATAAGTTCATGCTGTATTTCTGGATCTCTAAGATTGCTTGAGCCCAAGCCATCAGCTATTTCTTCAACATTGCCGCGCTGACCGGCAGCGCGATTAAGAAATGAAATTGATTCTGGGCTAAATTTATGTTTGGCAACACTGATTGCCTTACGCATCACATTGAGCGAGAGATTGTTCTCACTGACGACCCTCAATCGAGAATTTAATGGTATATTGGCGCTTCGTGGAATCTTACCAGTTGGTGTTAATTCAATTGTAATAAATGGTCGAGGGTTCTGTAGGGCATAGTGTTCTACTGTCCAATCATTTTTGGATTCAATAGTCCAGATAGAAAATCCTTTATTGTTGTTCTCACCGTGGTTCTGTTGTATAGTTGATCCAGCGTAATAGACACGTTCTTCATCGTCTAAGAACTGGCGTTTGTGGATATCTCCAAGCATCGCAAAATCAAAGTGGTCAAAGATTGAAATCTCGTCCTCTCCAAATTCCATTGTCCACCCAGCATCAGTTTGGCAATTAGAAATGGCACCGTGATACAGAGCAATATTGATATTGCTTGGCTGAGATGGTTTTACCCAATTGTCTCGATCAAAGACAGAAAGGACATTCAGCGTCAGCCCAGGCTCAATCTCTCGCTCACCCGCGTTCTTCAGTAGGGCTAGGTCACTATGATCAAGTGCTTGGATGATAGGTGTGATCGCATCCTGCCGGCTGCTATTCTTCAAGTTTCCGTCGTGATTGCCAAGAATAACAAACGTAGGCGCAATCTCGGCAAGATTACTAAAAAAATTAGACGCCATCTCCACAAATTCTGGTGAGATTTGCGTCTTGGTGTGCGCGATGTCACCACAATGGACGATATAATCTACTTCTTTCTCTCGCAAGATTTCGTACATCTGCTCAAAACATGCGCGGTAGTCTTCGTGATACTTCAGATTCTTGATATGAGTATCAGCGATATGTGCTATTTTCAAGGTGCCTCCTGTTTGTAAGTTTCCCAAGGTTTAGCATCGGGATGTTGTTCGATATAATAGTGAAATACCGCATCCTCCATTTCTTCTGGGGTGGGTTCCTCAAAATAACTACTAAAAAGCAACACAGTAGCAGCGATCGGCAGGTAGAAACAAACAGCCAAAAGTGCGAAATGAAGCAGGCTGTCGTTAAACATCTCTTTCATTATTACCTCCTCATAGATTATAACACGTCAGTTGGACGTTGTCAAGGGCACTGGCGGCAAGCCTGCTCTGTAGAGAGTAGTATTTAGATATTTTTCTAGCTCTTCTGGTGTTTTGACATTGTTGAGTCTGAGAATTTCTTTCTTTTGGGATTCGTCGCCAGTCCTGTATTCGGTTGCCATTGAATCAGTGATTTCTCTTATTAAATCCTGATATATATCAAGGGCTACTGTCCACTCTGGGGGCAATACTTGCGCGCTGCCAACATATCTAGTTTTTTCTTCCCCGCTGCCAGATGGCCACTTACCGCTATCTCCATAAACAAAATCCCTCAACTTTCCAATATTTTTAATATCACCTTTCAAAATGGTCTGAACTATCCACGCACGATACTGATCTTTTGTGCCGAGTGAATTTGGTAAAACTAAATTTGGTGGAATAGCATCATAGTCAAGTGTTGCCATCCCGCCGGGAACTGTAGTCGACACTCTGGCTCTCTTGTATTGTAGCTCGCCATTTGCGACCATATCATCAATCTGTTTCCAGGCAGCTTCTATTTTTTCATTATTGTTCATATCGGACATATTGACCAGCCCAAGCTTTGCTGTAGGGTATTGTTTTCCACGTTCCTCAACGGCAGCGTCTGGATCCATCATTGCACCAGTATCTACGCCAAAGCGTTGTAGCGTCTCATCGTCTAAGCGCTGGACTTTTTCTATGTCTTGTTTAACTTTCTTTTCTTGAGAATTGCCTACTAAGCTCATCCCACCAAACAAAATAACAACTGCGCTAAGGAGGGAGATTCCAGCAATTTTTTTAAAATTTCTAGCACGCTTTAGTTTGTCTTCAAACTCGTCAGCCTCATCTTCATTGAGACCTACAATTTTTTGAAGAAGCTCGACTGCATCTTCTTCGTCTTTTGAATTTTGTAATTCTTCAAGAATGATGCGCTTTACTTGTTCTCTGGAAAAGCTATGTTTCATTTGCTGTTGGTTCCTTTAAAATCTAGCAATAACTAGTTTAGTTATCTTTAAGATTAAGGAACTTTCTATACTTCTTGGGTAGCTTATCATAATAATTTGTTTTCTTCAAACCTCTGTGGGCTTTTGACAACACCTTCTTGTTTGCTATGTTAATCATAAAGTGCGGAGCAAGTGAACGTGGATTGTAGCCGTCGATATCTACATCATCATTTGGGTTGAAGCAAATGTTTTTATAATCTGTTAACCCTTGCTGACTCAGCAGGTGATTTACAAAGTATTGAAACTTTTTTGTTTGCTCTGCGGGTATATTCTCTTCGATGATAAACAAGGCACTCTGATAATCAGAATTACGAAATTCGTTTATTAAGTCTGTCAAATTACTGTTTCCAACAGTTACTATCATTAACCTGCTAGTTTGAAGTTCTGGTGCGGCGAAAGGACATACCGCCTTGCCACCAAACTCTTGACGCTTTTTAGCCAAGACATTGTTGATGTAGTCTTTTACATCTTGTTCCACAGAACCCCCTATACTGCCGACAGCAAGTCTAACAGAATGTAGTTGTCTCTGTCAATCAATTTTGCAGATTCTTTTCGTTGCTGGAATGTAGCTTTCGGCATCTCGCCAACATCTTCGTATCCGCTCACATCGATCTTATAGAGTTCCACATCGTAACGCAAAAGCGTTTGAATGATCCGACGCTCTTTGTCAGCCGCGTCAGGATCGAGGGCGATGTAGCAGGGGGTGTCATTTCGAACAATCTTTCGTAGTAGGTCGGAGTCCGTTCGTAGTGTAGACCCCAAGATAGGCACAGCGTTTCCTGCGTTAATTGCATCGAATACTCCTTCAACGATCGCAAGGTCGTTGTTCCAGTTTGTAAATAGATCATTAAACACCACATTCTTGGATGAACTAGGGTTTTTATATTTCATTCTGTGACCGACGTAAGAGCGCGCAATAAAATAGTTTGGATAGCCGCTTGTTCCAAAAGAAGGGATGATGATTCTGCCGCCATACTCACCATCGTAGCAGAAGCCGATCTTCCAGCGAACGATGTCTTCACGCACAATACCGCGCTCTTTAAGATATCGCAACGGGCGGTTGGCAGACAGTGGTAGATTCTTGTTTGCGAGGCTTACGAATTCTGCCGGGAGTTCAAGTTTTGTCTCGCCTTCTCCAACGACTTCATCCATAAAGAGTTCAGCAAAGCGTGAAATATCTGTCCGGTCTGTAATCTGGTCCCATTTTTGTAGTTGAGTAAATGAACCATGACGTCTAACAACGCGCCTAATATTACGACCACGATAATCACAAATCCAGCATTTAAAAACATTCTTGTCCAAATTAACAGAGAACTTATGCTTGTGATGATTACATGAAGGACATGAGAAAAGTAACTCCGACCCCTTGTCCCAGCATCTCCCAAGCGTTTCATGAAGAATCTTCTTTGCTTCTGTTTTGTTCATACCTGTATGATAACACGACGATCACGCCTGGGCAAGCGTTTTGTTTTTTATATCTTGGAGCCCTGCTCTCGCCATAACGAGGGCATCGGCTCTGTCATACTCTTGCGGCTTGGGGTTGCCCTTGTGGGTATACTGAATAGTGAAGTCTGGTTCGGTGGCGAGCAGGTGTTCCATAACAACCTTCTTTGCTTTCTGCCCTCTCGGGACTTTTATGCCTACAAGCTTTCGTGCTTGCGTTGCACCCAGATACTCGGGCTGGATCTCGAAGCATTCATAGACCATCCACGACACCACGCCGTTGAACCGTTGGAGGGCAGCCATTGTCTTACCAGATGATCCTCCAGAGCTAAAGAAGGTAAATGGTTGCTCGATATAGATATGCTCTATTTTGCCGCCGTATGCCTCCAGAATGTCCAGAATTTTTGCCCTTATTGTGAGACACTTGGAAAAAAAGTTCTTGTCTCTACGCAGGTCACAGGCTTCGGAAAGTGATATCACTCCTTCCATGTCAGTTACCGCAAAGCCTGTGATGCTTGTCGATACGTCTATTCCTAAAATCATATATCTATCTTTAACTTAAAGGATAAATCTTGCGCCTCTTTCTTTAATACAGGATTTGAAAGTGTGGCAATTCCAATAAGTTTCTTATCTTCATCATATACCCCAACGCGAGAAATGTATACTTGTCTTTCAAAATCTGCGGTTTGTCCAGAGTAACTTGATGAAACTGTATTTTTTATTGTTTGGTTATCATTTTCAATGTAAAGTCTTGAAGATGACAGGAAAGTCTTAGTTTGTCCAAACTCTAAGAAAGTTGGGTTATTGGAATAATTTACTTCTCCCCTGCGGGCGTGGGCGTACATTGTAAGAACTTGGGTTTCCGTGTGCCCCTTAAAGGATATATCAAAAGACGCAGAAGTTGACACATTATTGCCATCATTTGCCCCAGCAGCAAAGTATTTCCAAGAGCCTGTGACTAAGCCGCCACCAAAGTCGTAAGCAGCACCGGACGTCAAATCCCAGCTTCCTGTCAGTATGGCGAAACCCTCTTCGTACAAGGCGACACCTGCAACAGAGCCTGAACCAGTCGAGCCGACAGGTCCAACCTGAATCAGTTCTCCATTGTACTTTTCGTCTTTAAGTTCTCCAACCAAGGTTCCTGTGATGTAGAACTTCAAAGACATACTGCCGTGCTTGATGCGAGAACCATAGAATATTTTAGGAATAGAAATGAGATTTAAGTCTTGCTCATCTTTGTTCCAAGTTCCAATTTCAGTATCAGAAAAACTAACAAGATAGTGAGGGCTTCTGGTTCCGTAAAAATTCAAAGTATTTCTTAAGCCATAATAGTGTCGATAAACTGGTCTTGAAACGTTAGCAATGGAGCCGGTGTTTCCCGCTGTTGTCATAAGCTCTCTTGTTATTGAAGCAGACATAACATAAGATGAGCCAGTTAGGTACGAACCACCCTCCATTCTAGAATAATCATCAAACACCTCTTGCATAGGACCAGAAGCGGTGATTTGATAACTTCTATCAGGTCCCTCTGTTAGAGTTCTGGTTCGCGGTGTTGATTTTAGATAATTTTTGGAAGTACCTTTTACAACATATGGCACGATTGGAGGGTTTAGACCGGTAGGGTTGACCACGTTGCGGGGATCGCCTGATGACTCGGAAATAAAAGTCGTTGTTCCTGCTTTGTCAACATTATATTCAAAAAGACTAATGCCGCCAGAAGCAGACAGGATGTCATCACTAAAGCTGCCACTCTCTATCGGTCTATGATCATAATAGACTGAAGAAGAATAAATAAAGAAAGTGTTATGAGGGTAAGCCCTCATAGCATTCCTTATTATATCACTATGCCCAAACTTCTTGAGGGACATCCTGCCCTCCTTAGTAGTCCAGCCTGACGCGGAGGGTTAGTTCGTTTGTCGGATCCTTGCGAAGTGGCTCTGAAAGCTTT